TCTAACTTGTCAATCCGTTCTCGTAGCGTCCTGATGATTTCGGCATCTTTTGTCATAGCCTACCCCTACTGCTTCTTGGTGCGTTTCGTCATCCCACCTTTGCGTCCAGCCGTTGACGCAAGCGCCTTGTCATTGAAGGTACGCTTCTCAGCGGGGCAAGACTTTCCGCCCTTGCTGGCTATCGCGCGAAGCTTCTCTGGTGACATGGCAGCAAACCCACGCTTCTGCTTTGGCTTATCATTCATTTCAATACTCCCCTCAAAGCTTCATCAACGATCTTGATGATCTCCATGCGAGCCGTTTCATCGCTCACATATTCCAATGCCACGGACTCTACCTGCCGGATAACTTCTTCCATCTGGGCAAGACGCCCTTCACTGCTAAGGTAGTGTTCGTACCAGTTTTCATTCTGCGCTTGATGGAAGTCCTTCACTTTCATCACGTTCTCCTATTGGCTCTATGATGACCTTGCAGGATGGGCCTTGCTCGACCCATCTGATCTCCAGCCACTCACACATGCTATCGTCTTCAACTATGTTCTGGCTTACTAGGATGTCACTGACACCCTTCTCTAAGTTTCCTAAGTCACGTTTACGTTTGTCTGGACGCACTGCCAATATTGTTAACTTGTACGCGCCAAGGTGTTTACGCCCCTTAATCTGCCCTGCGATCTGCCACATGGCCAACTTGCGCCATGCCATATATTTTGGGGATCGGTAGACATTACCCCCCTTCGTCGCTCTCCACAGGCGGTTCACTGACGGTGGGAAGGGAAGAGACAGAATTATCATTTGACCCTGACCTTCTGCGGGCAATGATACCCGTAAGATACCGGCAAACCTCAACCTCACAGATTTTCATCTCTTTGGCTATGTCTGCCGTGTTCATCTGCATGTTCCAAAAACCCTCTATGTAAAGATCAGGTCTGATGCGATAGGGGTGCATCCCAGTCGCTAAAGAAATGTACTTCACATGCTTGACCGGGATCATCTTCCAAGCTGATACCGCCCGATTGCTGATGCCAAGCTTTTCCGCAAGCTGCTTGGCTGTGCCAAAGCGGCGGATGACTTCCATCAATGATGCGTCTCGATCCAGTCTCATGAACGTACCTTGAGCTTATTTTCCACAGAAGTCAAGAGGGGGGTTGATTTATCCAGAGAAGTCGGTATGTATGGAGAACCCTAATACGGGAGACACCGATGAACCTAGTACCGATTGAATATAAGATAGAAGACTACGAACTGCCGGGACACCTGTTTCTCACTGGCTCGCTAGACATTGAGATAGACCATGTAGACGGCCAGCCTTACATTTGGGCTTTTCAGTTGAAGGTCCATAACGCAGGGACTGGCATAACGGTTGAACACCACTACCAGCAGGGGCTTAAAGACAACTGGTTTAGCTCCGTTGAACTGATGAAATACCTACATCGCGACAAGAAGCTGATGGACGACATATTTGATGAATGTGCCAGAGAAGGCATGTGGGCCTAAAGAGAGGACGAACCGATGAAAATGTCTGAGACTATCGCAGAACTTGCTACCGCTCTGTCTAAGGCACAGGGCCAGATTGATGACGCTACGAAGGACGGGATCAACCCCGCCTTCCGCTCCAAGTACGCCGATCTTGCTGCATATCGTGCAGTGATTCGCGAGCCTCTGGCTGTTAATGACCTGTCGATCATCCAGCTTCCTCGCACCCGCCAAGGTTTCGTGGAGGTCGAGACAATCCTGATGCACAAGTCAGGAGAGTTTGTCTCTGAGACGTTGGAAATCCCTGTCCCCAAGTTTGATGCTCACGGTATTGGCTCCGGCATATCATATGGCCGTCGCTATGGCCTGATGTCCGTCCTGTGCCTTGCTGCCGTCGATGATGACGGCAACGCCGCCGTGGAGAAAGCACCAGCCGCACCAGCCAAGAAGGACCTTTCTCCCAAGGAAGTTTCTGCATTGGCCCTTGAGATGAAAGTTGCCGCTGAGCAAGGCATGGAAGCACTTACGGCCAAGTGGCGTTCTATGCCGTCCGACAAGCGTTCTGCGTTTGATACAGAAGCTGTAGCTGATCTGAAGAAGATTGCTGCTGCCGTTGATGCCTCTAAGAAGGAGGTTGAATGATGGAACAGCGGACAGAAGAGTGGTACGCCGCCCGTCTTGACTAAATCTTTGTGGCGGTTTATAGGATGACTACAAACCGTCACAGGAATTTGTCATGTTAAAGTTTGTGGCAGAACATTTTCGCAAAGCTAAAGACGGGCATAAGCTTTGGCTTTGCGAATGCGATTGTGGGGGTGCAGACTTGTACGTTGCTAGTAGAGTTCGGCATGGGCGTGTAACTATGTGCCGTGGCTGTGCCGTTAAGTCTGCTGGTTTGAAAAATAAACGACATGGAATGCGCTATTCTAGCGAATACACAATATGGGGCGGAATTAAAACAAGATGTACAAACAAAAATGCACCGGACTATGGCAGATATGGTGGGCGTGGAATTACGATGTGTGACGAGTGGGTTGACAGTTTTGATGCCTTTTTTAGCCACATTGGACCAAAGCCAAGCCAACAGCATTCAATTGATAGGATAGACAATGATAAAGGGTACGAGCCGGGAAATGTTCGGTGGGCAACAAAAACTGAGCAAGTAAAAAATAGGCGTGATTCGACTTATGTAACTAATGGAACCAGAGTTCTGCACATAACAGATGTTGCGAAAGAACTTGGAATTTCAAAAGGCGCAGCACACCTGAGACTAAAAAGGGGAAAGTTAGATGGATTTACAAAGAACTGAGGCATGGCATCAACAAAGGCTTGGCAAGGTCACAGCGTCCCGTGTTGCGGACGTAGTGGCTAAGACCAAGACCGGCTACAGCACATCACGCGCCAACTACATGGCGGAATTAATTTGCGAGCGTCTTACAGGAGTCAGGGGGGACTTCTATATGAACGCCGCAATGCAGTGGGGGGTAGATCGCGAACCGGAGGCACGCGCAGCCTATGAGGCAAGAATCGGTGCTTTGGTGACAGAAGTAGGGTTTACCCCCCACAACGACATTCTAGAATCCGGTGCCAGTCCAGATGGTCTGGTAGATGCTGACGGACTTGTCGAGATCAAATGCCCGCTGACGGCAACCCATATCGATACCCTACTGTCGGATACAGTCCCCGGCAAATACATGACGCAGATGCAGTGGCAGATGGCTTGTACGGGCCGCCTGTGGTGCGATTTCGTGTCATATGACCCACGCCTTCCAGAGGAAATGCGACTGTTCATCAAGCGCGTTCCTCGTGATGAGAAGGTGATTGAAGAACTTGAAAAGGAAGTGTTCAACTTCCTGACCGAGATGGATACGAAGCTTGAGAAGCTAGAGGAGAAATACAGTGGCATATGAAATTAAGCCGAACACCGGATCACTCTTCAAGAATGACAAGATGAAGCATGACAAGTCACCGGCCTACACCGGTACTGTCAACATTGACGGTGTAGATTACTGGCAGTCTGCTTGGGTGAACGAGACTAAGGATGGCAAAAAGTACTTTTCCCAGAAGTTCAACCGCAAAGACGCGCCATCTGAGCAACCGGCCAAGAAAGAGCCTACCACCTACGACCTAGACGACGACTCAATTCCTTTTTGAGGTGCCACATGGATAGCGACATCCCACTTTCTGAAATCCCTATCTCTGAACAGTACCGCGTAGTGGCGAAGAGTTGGGTGGATGCGGATGCCGCTGCCAACCTTCTTGAGGAAACCAAGTCTGCTGTGCTGGCTCGTATGATGCTGGCCTGTGGCGACATGCCAGTCAGTCGCGCTGAGATGCAAGTCAAAGGCTCAAACGATTGGCGTGACTTTGTGACGAAGATGGTGGAGGCGCGTGAGAAGGCGGCTCTACTCAAAGTGAAGCTAGAGTACATCAGGATGAAGTTCAACGAGTGGCAGTCCTATGAGGCGTCACGTAGAGCGGAGATGAAATTATGAGCGAAGAAGCTAAGGATATGATCAACGACATGATCGACCAGATTACTAAAACCCTAGAGGATGCCAAGACTGTTGTGACACTCAACAGGAAGATAAATGATGTTCTTGGAGATGCAGGTTTTTCTCTCCGCATGAGTGTCCTGAATATGGTGCTGTGCAAGACCATATTAGACGAGTCAGACGACATGAACGAAGCTATGTCTTATGTGTCTCGTGTTGCTCACTCTCTTGTTGAGGTTATTGACAAGCACGTTGAAGCCGCAATGAAAGAAGAAGCTGATGAGACAGACGAGCCAGAAGGGGTGTTACAGTAATGGAGCCAATAACCCTTGCTGATAGTGAACTTGCAACATGCCGCATGATTGGCAACATGCGAGCTATTTGTGCGCGTAGCAATAATGTCAACGACACTATCGTCAACAAAGGGTCTGGGCTTGAAATGGATGAATGGGGGGTTGTTGGAGAATATGCTTTTTGCAAGCTTAATAACATCTTCTTCGATCCATCCATTTCACCTAGAAGTGGGTCTTATGACTTTGTGTTCCATGGTGTTCGGTTTGACATGAAGACCACAACACTAAAAGACGGCCAACTACTTGCCACCATGAAGCAAAACAAGGATGTAGACGCTTTTGCATTAGCGATCTTGACGAATAATGTCGTGACATTCCCCGGCTATTGTCTTGCCAGAGATATGTACAAGCCTGAGAACATCAAAAACCTTGGGCGTGGAGAGGGATATGCCATCCCTCAATTAAGGCTCAGAAGGTGGAAGACCAATGAAGAGAGTAAGGATAACAGCAAAGATCAGGGCTGACATTTTTCTATCTAGGCTGGGGGTTTGTCACCTATGCAGCATGAAAGTTGTTCCCGGCGAAGAATGGGATGTCAGTCACGATATACCTCTGGAGGCTGGCGGCAAGGACGATGCAAGTAACTGGTTCGTTGCTCATCGCAAGTGTCATCGGGTTCACACTAGCACTGTGGATATGCCCCTGATAGCAAAGGTAAAGCGTATCCATCAACGCCATATAGGTGCCAAGCTCAAATCAAAGAATCCACTGCCGGGCAGTAAAGGCTCCAAGTGGAAACGGCGGATGGATGGCACTGTAGTTAGGAGAGAGCCTTGAGATTCCTTATGACACTAAACATGCCAGCTTTCGAAGGAAGGCTTGTGCATCAATTGACACTGGATGTGCCAGAGGCTCGTTCGTTGAAAGAGTTATGCCTTCTCATGAACCGTGACGAGTTCATCATGGGTAAGCATTGGTACAGGCGTAAGAACATGTACACTCAAGAATCTGAGTGGCAGGACCGTGGTGATGTCGTCGTCAACACTGCCCACATTGGTAAAGTAGCTGAGTTTATCGACATGGAAGAAGATTACTACGATGACTCGCAAAAGGGTGCCAGCGTAGTGCGTAATGCTTCACAAGGACCACGTAGGCCAATAAGGCCATAACTAAAGGGGAAAGCTATGGAATACGCAAGCATAATGACAGATGCCATCAGCATCTTTAATGACCGCAACCCCAAGTATGGGGACATGAAGATTGGAATGGAGAAGGTAGCCACCATAGCCACCATCATTACAGGCATTCACCTAACACCACATGATGTCGCCCTCGTACTTCATGCTGTGAAGTTATCTCGTCTAAACAATGACCGAGCCAACCCTGACCATTATGTTGATGGCGTCAACTATCTGGCGTTTGCTGGCGAGTTGATTACAGCGCCTCAAAATGATCCGTATGGCGTTAACAGCGCCATCACTCAAGAGTTAGACGATGATGCCGCCAGTATGGCAGCGAAGCTTGCACCTCAGAAGCCTAATAGCGACTGCTAAGGTGTAGCTCAGGGTGGCCTCTGTCGGTGCGGTGGCCACCCTTTGATATGGAGCAAGATCATGATTTCAAAAGTTACGGAACACGAACAGGAAATCCTGAAACTATGGCAGGATGGACTTACGGGAAGCGAAATAGCTGACTACATTGGGGTTACTCGCAACGCCGTTATGGGTAAACTGCACAGATTGCGTGAACGCAATGTGATCACATACAAGAACATTGCTACAAGAACGGCTGCTATCAGGCACAAGGTTCGGGTAAAGGAACGCGACAAACAGATTGAAAAGGCGCTGAACGAACCAAAGATCGAAGAGAAGCCATTGGCAGAGGCAGTTGAAGAACTGTTGCCATTGATCCTTGAGGAACTGCGTCCAAAGACAAACGACCACAAGCCAGTAAAGTTTATGGACCTACAATCTTCGTCCTGCCGCTATGTCGTCAGTGGCGTGATGGCAAAGGACTTCCTATTCTGCAATGAGGTGAAGAAGATTGGAAGTCCTTACTGCCAAGAACACCATTCTATCTGCAATACACCTAATCTCATCATCAAGAAGAAGGCCGTCAAAAATGATGCTGCAACTTAACCCACCAATTCCTGTATCCACACCGCATGGGAAAGGCTTGGCGCAAGTCTTGATCGACTATGGGCCGGAGCATGATATTGTCTGGATTGTGTTTCAAAACGATACGGCTGAAATCTGGTGCTGGAACAACAAGTTCGTTCGCGCGCAGAACA